TTGTTTTTAACAGCTGAAGTTGCTGAAGCTTTATCTCTTAGAATATCTGATATTATAGAGTATTCGCCAACAAGAGATGCGTTTATACAAGCTATAGGCGCTCACAATGTTGCTACGTTAGAAGAAATGTCAGAGTTACATTTATATGACTTTGGTATATTTATTGAGTTAGAACCAGACGAAGAAGAAAAACAATTGTTAGAAAACAATATACAAGCTGCATTAGCTCAACAAAGTATAGAGCTTGAAGACGCTATTGATCTTAGAATGATTAAAAATGTTAAGTTAGCTAATCAGTTACTTAAAATAAGACGTAAGAAAAAGCAAGAAAGAGATCAAGAACTAAATCAAAGAAATATACAAGCACAAGCGCAAGCAAATGCACAAGCTCAAGAAGTTGCAGCACAAGCTGAAATTAAAAAGCAAGAAGCTATAACTCAAATGCAAACACAATTAGAGCAAGTAAAAGCTCAAATAAATAGTGAAAAACTTGTACAAGAAGCTAAATTGAAAAAAGAATTAATGGCTTATGAGTTCCAGTTAAATATGAGAATTAAAAACATGGAAAACTCTATAGCTGATAAAAAAGAAACTCAAAAAGAGGATAGAAAAGACCAAAGAGTAAAATTACAGGGTGAAGAGCAAAGAAAAAGCAAGAATGCTGCTAAAAGCTTTGAGTCTTCAGGTAATGATACTTTAGGGCAAGGAATAGACATGAGTGTGTTTAATCCTAGATAATTTGTTTAATTATATAATATTATATTATGGCTAAAGAAGAAAACAAGGTAGTTGAAGAAGTTCAACCTACTGAAGAAGTCAAAACTGAATCTAAAAAAGTAGATGAGCCAGTTTTGCAGGAAGGTGGAGACATGAAAATAAAGTCTAAACCTAAAAAACCTAAGCAATTAGGTAAACAAGATAATTCTGTTGCTAAAATTGATTTAAGTAAAGCAAAAGAAGAAACTAAAGTAGCAGAAGAAACTGTTGCTAAAGTTGATTTAAGCAAAAAAGAAGAAGAACCTAAACAAGAAGAAAAAGTTGTTGAAGAGGTTGTTGAAGAAAAACCAAAAGAAGAGGTTGTTGAAAAAACACCAGTGCTTGAAGAAATAACTGAGGAACAGAAAGAAGAAATAAAAGAAGAAATAGTTGAATCTAAAACAGAAGAACTACAAGATGAAGTAGAGCAAGCTGTTCAAGAATCACAAGAAACAGGTGTTGATTTACCAGAGAATATTCAGAAAGTTGTAGAATTTATGAATGAAACTGGTGGAACTCTTGAAGATTATGTTAGATTAAATCAAGATTATTCTAATTATGATGACAACACATTGTTAAGAGAATATTATAAACAAACTAAATCACATCTTACTGATGATGAAATTAGTTTTTTAATGGAAGATCAATTTTCTTATGACGAAGAAACGGATGAGGAAAGAGATATTCGTAGAAAAAAATTAGCGCTTAAAGAGCAAGTTGCCAGTGCTAAAAGCCACTTAGACGGGCTAAAGTCTAAATACTATGACGAAATCAAGGCTGGTGTTAAGTTAACACCTGACCAAAAAAAGGCTGTTGATTTCTTTAATAGATACAACAAGGAACAAGAAGTGAGTCAAAAAGATCATGAGCACAAAACTTCTATTTTTAACAAAGAAACTAATAAAGTTTTTAATCAAAATTTCAAAGGTTTTGAATATAAGGTTGGAGACAAACGATATAGATTTAATGTTAAAGATGCTGATAAAGTTAAAAGTACTCAGAGCGATATTACTAATTTTGTTAAAAAGTTTTTAAACGATAAAAACGAAATGAGTGATGCTAATGGGTATCATAAATCTTTATTTACTGCCATGAATGCTGATGCTATTGCTAATCATTTTTACGAGCAAGGTAGAGCAGATGCTATTAAAGATAGTGTTGCTAAAGCTAAGAACGTAAGTATGGACCCTAGACAAACACATAAAACTGTTGAAGCTGGTGGTATGAAAGTAAGAGCTATAACAGGTGATGATTCTAACGCGTTTCGAGTTAAAATACGTAAATAAAAATTAGTTAAACATTAAAAATTAAAAATTATGCCTTTTAGTTCAATTGGTGCGTATCAAGCGCACTTGACACCGAGGCCAACACAACAGTTATTTAACGATAACTATTTGTCGTTTGACTCGGCTTCTGGCGGTGGTACATTTGCTCAGCAATTCCTGCCAGAAATTTATGAGAAAGAAGTAGAGAGATTTGGTAAAAGAACCATCTCTGGCTTCTTAAGTATGGTTGGTGCAGAAATGCCTTTAGCTTCTGATCAAGTTATTTGGTCTGAGCAAGGTAGATTGCATATTGCATATTCTGCTGAAGCTTACAACGATGGTGCTAACAATGTACAAATCGCTGATGCTTCTGCTAACACAATTACTTTACCTGCTAACAACTTAATACAAAATCATGATACTATTGTAGTAGCGTCAACTGACAATGCAAAAGTATTAAAATGTATCGTTGTATCAGGTGGTGGAACAGCTACTATTACAGTTGCTCCTTATACACAAGCACACTTAGATCAAGCTCCTGATTCAGGATCTACTAATGGTGCTGTAAACTTCGCTGATGGCGATGACGTAAACATATTTGTTTATGGTACTGAATATATCAAAGGATCTTCTGAAGATTCAAGAAAAATCGATGCTTCTTTCACAAGATTTAGCAACAAACCAGCTATTTTAAGAGACAGATACCAAGTTAATGGTTCTGACACTGCACAAATCGGTTGGGTTGAAGTTACTTCTGAAGACGGAGCTTCTGGTTACCTTTGGTATTTAAAATCTGAGTCTGAAGCAAGATTAAGATTTAATGATTACCTTGAGATGGCAATGATTGAAGGACAGCAAGTTGAAATGCCTGCTGGTCACACTTTCGGTGGTACATCTAACTTCGCTGTTGGTGGTACTGAAGGTTTATTCTCTGCATTAGAGTCAAGAGGTTTAGTATGGACTGGTACTGATTTCGATCAGTTATCAGGTAACGTTCAAGGTGGTTTAGGCGAGTTTGATACTATTCTACAAGAATTAGACAAACAAGGTGCTATTGAAGAAAACATGATGTTCTTAGATAGAGGTACTTCTCTAGAAATTGACAATATGTTAGCTTCTATTAACTCTGGAAACGTTGCGTCTGGTGGATCTGGTTACGGTGTATTTAATAACGATGCTGATATGGCGTTGAATTTAGGTTTCACTGGTTTTAGAAGAGGTTCTTATGACTTCTATAAAACAGACTGGAAATACTTAAATGATTCTGTAACAAGAGGACTTATTGGTGACATCGAAGGTGTTATCGTACCAGCTGGTACTTCAACAGTATACGATGAGTCAATGGGTAAAAACATCCAAAGACCTTTCTTACACGTAAGATATAGAGCGTCTGAGGCTGATGATAGAAAAATGAAATCATGGATCACTGGATCTGTTGGTGGAAACTATACATCATCTGCTGATGAGATGGTTGTTAACTTCTTATCAGAAAGATGTCTATGTGTTCAAGCTGCGAATAACTTCGTATTATTGAAAGCATAACAATTATTTATAAAGTTGAGAGGGCGGTATACGTATCGCCCCTCCTCTTTATTTTTTACAAACTTTTTAATTATATTATATCATGGAAAATTGGGAATACAAAGATAGAGTGTATATTGTAAAAGGTGAAAATTCTCCACCTATATTATCAATACAATCAAAACATACACAAAGAAAACCTTTACTTTGGTTTGACGAAGAAAAAGGTCACAATAGAGAATTAAGGTATGCTACTAACCAAAAGTCAGTTTTTGCTGATGAACAAAATGGTTATGTAACATTAGGTCACATATATTTTAAAGACGGTAGATTATCGGTACCAAAAACCAAACCAGCTTTACAAAAGCTGTTATCGTTATATCACCCTAAAAGAAATGTATTGTGGTATGAATACACACCAGAAGTGTATGCTGAAAATGAAGTTGATGAAATAGAATTACAAATAGAAGCTTTAAACTTAGCTAAAAAATTAGAGATAGATGAGTTAGAAGCTATATTAAGAGTACAAAAAGGTAACAAGGTAAGCAAAATGTCTACTAAAGAATTAAAGAGAGATGCTTTACTATTTGCTAAAAATTCACCAGCAGCTTTTATAGAATTAGCCGCTGATGACAACGTTCATTTAAGAAACATTGGTGTTAAAGCTGTTGAAGCTAATATCATAAAACTCGCTGGCGATAATAGATCGTTTACGTGGGGCAATGGCAGAAAATTATTTACTGTACCATTTGATGAAAATCCATATTCAGCATTAGCTGCGTGGTTTAAAACAGATGACGGTATGGAAATATTAAAAGCTGTTGAAAAGAAAATGAAATAAATCAACTTATAGAGGTAACCACTTCTATGAGGTGGTTACTTACTATAAATAAAAAATAATATGGTTAATATAGATACGGTTTATCAAAGAGTTTTGGCAATAGCTAATAAAGAACAAAGAGGTTATATAACACCTCAAGAATTTAATCTATATGCTAATCAAGCTCAGATGGATATATTTGAGCAATATTTCTATGATTTAAACGCTTTAAGTAGAGTTCCTGGGAATGATTTTACATATGCAGATCAAGTAGATATTATACAAGAAAAAATAGATGTATTTGAAAGATATAGAGAAGCTGTTGTAATGTCAGGTGATAATAATGAAGGTGGTATGGGTACTTTGCCTTTATATTATCGTATGGGCGAACTATATTATAAACACAAAGGTGGTTATGTAGAAATAGAAAAAATAAGCCAAAACGAAATACATCATATACAAAACTCTCCCTTAACAGCTCCTAACGAAGCTAGACCTGTATATGTCAGAACAAGTGGTGTCGTACCAGATGACGCCGGTGGTAATGCACAAACATCTACGTTTATAAACGAAATATCACAAAACAGATCAATACAAATTTATCCTACAACAATAACAAGTAATGTAGTTTGTAATTATATAGCTTTACCAGCTGAAGTACAGTGGGCTTTTACTACTGTTAATGGCGTTGCTTTATATAATGCAAATCAAGCTACACATTTTGATTTACATAGATCAGAAGAAACTGAACTTGTTATAAAAATATTAGAACTATCTGGTATTGAAATAAAAGATCCTCAACTATATCAAGTTGCAGCGACAGAAGAAGCACAAAACGTACAACAAGAAAATAAATAGATATGCCATTATTTGAAGGAACACAACAACAATATTACGGATCACAAAGCTTTACTGCAAGTAACAACCAAACAGCTTTTGTATTAACTTTTCCAAATAATGATACAATACAAAACACGCTTGGTACAATGCCTGTTAGCGCTGGTGAATTTACTGTTAGTGTTAACGGTACAGCTGTTACAAACTTTTCATACGATCCTAATACTTATACCGTAACTTTAGGTTCAGCTGCTAGTGCTGGAGATGCTGTTCTTATAACTATAACAAATCCTGATCTAGGTAATTATCAATTTATATCATTACAAAGTATAATAAATAACTTTATGATTGGTTATGTTGGTAGTGATAAGATTATACCTAGAGTTAAAAGAGCTAATGTTGCTTTTCATGCTCAAAGAGCAATGCAGGAGCTTAGTTATGATACTTTTAAATCTATAAAATCTCAAGAAATAGAATTAGCACCTAATTTAAAAATGGCTTTACCACATGACTATGTTAATTATGTTAAGATTTGTTATGTGGATACAGATGGTGTAGAAAGATTATTGTATCCAACTAGAAAAACAAGCAACCCAACAGCTTTGCTACAAGACGGAGCATATAGTTATACTTATGATAGTGCTGGTAATTTAAATGTAGCTAGTGATTCTGACACGTGGGCTAGATTTCAAGATAGTAGCGCTGAAAACAACAGTGATAGTTATGTATCTGACGCTAAAGACGATGACTTTAACTTAGTAGAAGGTAGAAGATATGGTTTAGAACCAGAAATGTCTCAAACTAATGGTGTTTTTTATATTGATGAACAAAAAGGATATATACACTTTAGCTCTTCATTAAGCGGTAAAATTATATCATTAAAATATATTAGTGATGGTTTAGCTACAGAAGATGAAATGGTTGTACATAAATTTGCTGAAGAAGCAATGTATAAACATATAGCTTATGGTATAGCTAGCACTCACGCATCTGTTGCTCCTTCATATATACCTTTACTTAAAAAAGAAAGATTTGCTGCTACAAGAAAAGCAAAACTAAGATTATCTAACATAAAAATAGAAGAACTTACTCAGGTAATGAGAGGTAAATCTAAGGTTATAAAACACTAAACTATGCCGGAAATTAAAAATGTATTTACATCTGGTAAGATGAATAAAGATCTTGACGAGAGACTTATTCCTAATGACCAATATAGAGACGCGCTGAATATACAAGTGTCTAATTCAGAGGGTGCTGACGTTGGTGCAATTGAAAATATATTAGGTAATAGTTTAAAAAACAATAGTTCTTATAACGAAAGTACAGGAACATATACTGTATATGATTTTACTAATAATCCTAAGTTTGACCACTATGGTTTTACAATAAATCCAGCAGATGTTAGAACAATAGGTGTTATAAGACATGATAAAACGGAGTGTATATATTGGTTTGTTACTTCTAGTTCTACTGATGCTATTATAGAATATAATCAGTCGACTGATGTTGTATCACCAGTGCTAGTAGATAAAAACAATGTATTAAACTTTTCAAAACAAAAGTTAATTACAGGTATAAACATAATTGACGGTTTATTGTTTTTTACAGATGATAACAGTGAGCCTAAATGTGTTAATATAAAAAGATTTAGAGAAGCTTCAGCTGCGTCTAGTAATGGTTTTCAAGCGCACACTGAAATATATGGTAGAGATTTTATAGAAGAAGATGTAACAACTGCTAAAAAATCACCATTAACAGCTTTAAACTTAGATGTAGCTGCTAGTAAATATGGTAATCAAGTTCCTGGAACTGGTGTAACTCCTGTTACTACTAGTTTTATCACTAGTGGTCTTCAAAACTTTACTTTTATACCAGATACAGTTAATGCTGCGGGAGATACAGAATCTATGCCTACGCATGGTCAATATGAAGATAATATCGCTGCCGATTCTAATTACTACCAAAACAGTAACTTACCTGCAAACTTTGGAGACGGACTCGATATAGTTTTAAGTACATCGGTACAAGGTGATGATTCAACAGTTTGGCATAGCGGAGATATCGTAATATTAAGTGGATCTTACACAAATGAATATAACGAATCAT